GCATTGCCGTAGACCTCAGCATTGCCGTAGACCCTAGCATTGTCAAAAACATTCTTCATTTCACACCACCAGATCAAACAGTTGTTGGTTGACGCGGACGTGTTCTTGGATGGACTGAATCGGCCGTGCCTTGCGCTCCCCTTGTCCTTTGTCTGTGAGGCTTTGCACTATCACATGACCACGGACAACATTCTCTTGGATGCGGTTGAGCACAGTCCAGGCATCATAGGTGTCGTCCTCTCGACGCTGGCAGGACAGAGCATTCTGCACAGTCTTTGCTGTGGCGAAGGTGCCTCGGGTGTCCTCAGGCACATAAGCACCTTCGAGGAAGTCCCAACGAAGCTTAACAGCCTGCTTTGCCAATGCTGCTGCTTCGTCGTAGTCCATTGTCCGTTGACGCAAAGCCTCGATTGTGTCCATCATCTTTGGCAGACCAGCAATGATGTTTTGTAGCATGTCTTCAAAGCCTGACATAGCCTTGTGGGTATGCCGCAGGTTGGCGCTGAAGCCTTCACCGGCGATGATGCCGTTAGAGCAGATGAAACGATAAGCACCGGCAAACAATTTGACACCGCTGGTGCCATCATGTGAGTTATAGGCGATGATTTCGCTACGCAAACCACCGTCTCCGGTGTCCTTGGCAAAGGCCAGCATATGGGCAGCGTGCTCGGGCCTACCCTTGCGGGCCTGTTTCTGAGCAGCCTGCACCGGTTGATAGCCATAGTCGGCTAGCACAGGCAACAGATCTGCAGTGTGCAGCGAGTGATAGCGGCTTGTCAGGCGTGCTGCTTTGTCTTCAGCGAAGACGCTGGGAGCGCGACGCAGGATGTCTTCAGCGGAGAGGATGCCGTTGTCGGCGCGACGGGAGAAAATCAGATTTTTCATGACAGACCTTTAAGAGGTGAAGTGGAAATGTTCAGCAGCGAGGTCTTCGAGGCCCATATTCAACAGGCCGACATATCCCTCAAGTAACACCGAGCGAAGGAAATCTTCATCCTTCAGCATAGCGTCGATAATTTCATCAATGGGAGGTTCTTCAGTCATTGCTTCCTCTTATAGAACACTTTGACATTGTCTTGCTTTGAGAACACTTCAACGATGTCAGGATGTAGCAGCAGTCCATTGATGTGCATGTACAGCATCACCCCAGCTACACTGCCAAATTCCTCAGACCATTGGTGGCCGTTGGAGAATTTCCAAGTGAGGGTGTACATCAAATTATCCCTGTCAACATCAATGCAGCCACAGCCACACACACTGCCAGCAACAAGGCATCGTCAATGTGCATACAACACCCCCATCAGGAGAATGGCACCCATAAGGGCAGCATAAGCCAGCAGATTAGCTGCTACCGCCTGGGCTCGACGCGTCATGTAGACGCTGCCACCAATGCCGCCAATGCTCCAGAAGACCATCCGACCATTTCGCTTGAATTTCACATTAGCTCCTGTCTGTGTTGCGATGGAGAAAGTATCTCTGATGTTGTGACGCAGGTCTAATTGATTGTTTCAATCATAGCCAAGACGCCGATAGCACCTGCCTATGCTGCAGGAAGACAACGTCAGCAGCATGGATGGGAGCACCATCTGGATTAGTGACGAAGGTGGAAGCCTTGTATGGGTTGTATGTGACAGGCACGAGGTGGACAACCCTATCTAGGCTGGAGGGTTCAACGATGGTGCCAACGACACCAGCATGCACATTCTTGCGCCGCTCCTTCAGCACTCGCTGACGGCCTGCCTCCGACACCTTGAAAGTGCAGGAAGACAAGACAATGTCGTCAGTGTGTCGGACAACCCTGCCCTTCCTCGGTCCTTCGAGGGCCTTCACCGACCAGCACTTGCGGTGGAGATTGAAGTAGACGAACACTTTCACTTTGCACTCCCTTTATTGACAATCGACAAACCCATCAACCTATCCCTACAGGCATCAATTTCAGCCCACAGTTTCTGAGCATAGGGATCAGTGTATTCGTACTGCCCTAGCCTCAGTGTGTAATGGCAATCGGCAATGGCATGATGTAGTTGCTGCCGGTTATACCGGGCCACCTTCAGCGCCAGTGTTTCCTTGTCAATCATTGTTGCACTCCACGATTGCATTAAGTGTAGATCCTGTCCAGTATGACTGCACTAGGGTATACCCGCATGCATCAAGGTGGTTCTTCAATGCAAGGGCAGCATTGTCGGTTTTGAATTCGATGCTGCCGACTACGTCAGCATCGGACTCGATGAGGATTATTAGGTATTGCATTTTCAACCCTTCGCGTACATACGCAAGGCACTGTAGTATTCTTTTGGCGACCCACTGTTCAATGCATTGTTGCGCCAAGCAACGACGACACTCCCTGATTTTTTGACACCATAGAATCTACCTATGCTTTCCTTGTCGCCAGCATACACCCATTGTCCGGGTTGAGCATGAGACAACAATTCCGTAGGCACTTGCCAGATATCGAAAGCGGGAAGATAGCGCACGATGTTCTCCGGTGTTTGCGTTGACAGAGTTTATTCTAATGATCCATTGCGCCTGGACCATTAGGACAAACCCTTAGGGGCAAACCCTTGCGGGTTTGTTTAGGGTTATTTGATGAATCCTGCAGCCTTCATCGCCTTACGCCAGTATTTAGCACTACGGGCAGGGTTTCTATCATAGTGCAAAGAATACTCTGTCAGAGACCCGTCAATGTAGCTTGACGTAGTGTGAGACAACCATTCTCTGGTGTTGCCACTGGCAGGGAAGCATGACGTTTCAGTGTAGGCCTTCATCAATTGGACCAATTCTTTGAAGGTGAGATGTTCTTCCCTATGCTCTTCGTCAATGGGACTATCGTCCACATAATCCTCGTAGTCGGGGTTAGCATACGTTGCTTTGATGGTGACTACCTTGATCATGATAATGTCCTTTCGGTGTTGACAGAGTCTATTCTAATGATCCATTGCGCCTAGACCATTAGGACAAACCCTATGTCGGGTTTGTACTAGGGTTAGTGCATGGCGATGATGATAGGCAGACCCTTGAGGGTTGACATACCGCAAGCATGGCCCTTACCAGTGCAAGATCCGCACTTACCGGGGCAGGTGAAGGCCTTAACCTTGAATGCTTCGCGAAGGGCACGATTCACCGATGGTGTACCGTGGTCTTTGGAATTGATCTTTCGACCGATGGACACTGCAATGAATTCACCACGGGTTATCGGCAAAGCTTTCACCCGTGCAATGGTATCTTCATTGGCATTGTGTCCACCGGATATGTTCAATTGATAGTTAGTCGGCCATGCACCAGCATAGGCAAGGATAGCATCAAAGCTTTTGGAATACCCATAGGCGCGGATTGTCGGGTTCTGATTCAGGACATCAAACCAAAATGCGACGTCAGACACCGATGCAAAATCACCATCTACATATAGACGCATATCAAACCCATCGGGGATTTTGGAAACAATGGTGTCCAATGCTGACACAATAGCATCCTGATTAAAACGCATCAGTATGGTGTTCTGGCATTGGCGCATGAATGCGGCAGGATATCGCCATGCCCTAAACGAATAGCAAAACTGCAGACAATCACCAGCACCGGGGCAGGTGACACCGGGCAAAACAGAAAACGAGATAAAGGGAAGCTTTGAATTGCCAATGGTGAAAACGGAATACTGAGGGACACCAGTATTCAGAACAATACTAAGCTTATCAAAATTCTGTTTCCACCCGATGGATTGGAAATCCGCATCATTCTTCAATTGATTGAATGCATCAATAATTGCATTGATTGAACCATTGGCGACTATCTCGGTGAAAGAACGAAGCTTATTCGTTTTCATGGTGTTTCCTTTCGGGTTACTGGGTTGACAAGATTTATTCTAAGGGGCAGATTTGTTTCTGCCCTATAGGATAAACCCTTATCCAATAATTTCCTTCATTTTATAGAAGGTCTTCAAATTAGAAGAATTCATCATTGCGTATTCTCCTTGATTATTGAAGAATCGATATTTCCCATCATTGTATTTTGTGAGTGTGTATTCACCATCATTGACAGAAACCAATGGCCAAAGCTTTACAAGCCTATTCTGCGGACGGGTGAAATGGCGAATGTTCATAGTGGTGTCCTGTCCTGCCGGTGTCGGCGTGCTGTGCTGCGATGGGATGTACTGTAGACCACAAAAAAACATCTTGCCAATGAATCTTTTTAATCGATGTTGTCCTGGCCATTGGTTTTGGCTATGAGGCTGCGGCGCCACCGATGCGCCCGGCAACACCGGCAACACCGCCACCGGCGCCACCGGCAACACCGGCAACACCGGCACCGGCGCCACCGGCGCCACCGGCAACACCGGGTGTGCGCGGGTGTGTGCGCGTATGTGCGGGATGGTGCATACACAGACACAAGGGTTTCGGAAAATGGGGACAGGTTGGGCCATCTGGAATTACTGTATACACTAATTTTCCGATTCCGAGTCTTTGTTGCAGATACTGCGCTAAGTCATTGATTCGTAAGGTTTTTCTGGCTTTCATGGCGCTGCTGGTCAACCACGCCTGATGGCGACGCGGCAGGCTGTGCTCGACGCTGGCGGCGCTGGTGGGTGGGCGTGGGCCACCGGGCGGTATAGCGTTATTTGTATACACCTCCCTACACAGATCTGGTTTTTTACATCAGTTACGTCACCATGTATCAACACAGCCTTCAACACCCCACAGCCTAAGTTGTTATCCTCTCTCTTCTTTTCTTTTGATGTTTCATGCAACCGCTGCTGTCATGTGTTGTTGTTGACAGCTATGCCAGAGCCTCTACAGACAACATAGCCTCAGCAGGGGCCTTTACAGCCTCTACAGCCTCTTCCAGCAACACAGCCTATGCCGCTCTATGCTGATGCCTGCACAGAGCCTCTGAAGGCTTGGTTTCTGAGCAGGGCATGTAAAAGGGCAACAAAGACAACAAAGTGCTTGACACAGGTGTCTTGTTGTGTATAACATAGGCCTGTCTGCTTCACGGACGTCTACACCTGGGTGAAGCAATGAAGACAAAGATGCCTACCAGGGGTGAGCAACAAAGGCATCAACGTGGGGCTAGGGTCTAGAGCGTGTTGTGGGTGGCTGCAGTGAGCCATGATAGTCTGGACTGAACACTGATAGAGCTTGCTAAGCTTTTTGAGGCTTAGTAGGCAGAGCTATGTCTATATAACTATATAGACTGGTGTAGGAAAAGAAAAGCTCTAATAGGTTCTGATAGTGTTATTGAAATAGTCAGTGTTATATAGATCCCTACTAATCAGCATCGGAAAAGACCTATATAGCAAGACAGAACAATAATAAGTGCTAATAGCAATTTCATCCTACTCTAATGTTGCTAATGTAGCTCTAATTAAAGCACATTTCATAATGTGAAATGTGCTGATAGAGCAACATCAACGATATAAACTACATTAAATAGGTACTTCGTACCAGACTATGTAGTCTATATAGCCCCAATGCAACATCAGCCGATAGGCTTGTGTTGTTTCCCTCAACAAAACTCCCGATGTTTCAAACAAGAGAACAACTTCAACATAAGCTCCATAAGTGGCCGCATAGCGTTTATTCAGAGGCTATGAAGGAAGTGTTTAAGAAAGAAGAAAAGTGTTCTTCTGTTGGTTTTCATTCTGATGTTTATTACGTTAGAGCCGCTATGGAAAAGCGATGTGGGTTGTTGTTTCCTTTGTTTCTTGTTGAAAGAGCAATGAAACAGGAAGGATGGAGGTCGTAATGCCTTATATGACCGATGGTAAGAGAGACTATAAGAAGCAGCAGAAGTATGATGGCAAGCCTTCCGTCATTGCTGACAGAGCCCAAAGAAACGCTGCTAGAGCTAAATTGAAGCAGGATGGTGTTTCTGTTGCTGGTAAGGATGTTGCCCATAAGATGGCGTTGAGCAAGGGTGGCTCTAATGAGAGGAGCAATTTGATGGTGCAGGCTCCGTCAAAGAATAAGAGCTTTCCTCGAAACAAAGATGGGTCAATGAAATGAAAGATAGCAGACTCACTAAAGCTGGTGTTAGCGGCTACAACAAGCCTAAGCGAACACCAAACCATCCAACAAAGAGCCATGTTGTTGTTGTTAAAGAAGGCGACCAAGTGAAAACCATTCGATTTGGGCAGCAAGGTGTTAGCGGTAGTCCTGCCAAGGAAGGTGAGAGTGAGGCTTACAGAAAGCGTCGTGAGAGCTTCAAAGCCCGTCATGCTTCTAACATTGCCAAGGGTAAGATGTCAGCGGCCTATTGGGCTGATAAGGTGAAGTGGTAATGACTCGCACCAACGAAGCCCTATGGGAGAAGGCTAAGGCAGAAGCAAAAGCCAAGATGGGAGGTAAGCATTCTGCTAGAGCTATGCAGCTTGCTGGAAAAATCTACAAAGAAAAAGGTGGCGGCTACAAAGGCTCTAAGACAGAGGCTCAGAAGAGCCTGTCTAAATGGACAGAGCAGAAATGGACAACGAAGTCTGGAAAGCCTTCGTCAGAGACAGGAGAGCGTTATTTGCCTGAGAAAGCCATCAAGGCATTGACTCCTTCTGAATATGCTGCTACAACGCGGGCTAAGCGTGAAGGCACCCGTCAGGGGAAGCAGTTTGTTGCTCAGCCTAAGAAGGTGGCTGAGAAGACATCTAAATATAGATAGGTCTACTATGGAATTCCTCAATTTTGGTGAAGCGTTTAGAGACGCTAGAAGAGCCGGTGAGAAAACCTTTATGTATAAGGGAAAGAAGTACAGCACAGATGTTGCCTCAGAGGCTTCTGCTGCTAAAAGCCCTTATGAGGACAAGTCTAGACAAATGGAAGGATTGGAGGCGCGTCGTCGTGAGATGTCTCGTCCAGGCCGTGATGCCATTGAAGGGGTCTATCCTGAGACTGCGTTGATTCCTGCTGCTCGGGGTGCTGCTGGTGTTTCTCGTCTTGTTGCTGCTGCCATGAAGGCTATGCGTTCTGATAAGACAGGTGATTGGCGGGATAAGATGCCTGAGGGTGCCGATCCTGCTAAGTGGCGTGAAGTGGTTAAGCAGGTTGATGAAGCCTATCCTAGTGGTGGTGCTAGAGCGTCTACCAGTGGTCGTCTTACAGCAGAGCAGGAAGCAGAGCTTGCAACATCCACTTCCAGAGGCGCTGCCTCTCGTAAGCAAATTGCTGAGAATAGAGTTGGTAGAGCCGCTGCTGCTGAAGAGGCTAAGAGACAGCGTATGATGCGGGAAGATAGAACAGCACGTTCTCCTCGTTCTCGCACCAGAGAAGAAGACAATATTGAATATGCCAAGGGAGGCGTGGCTAAGAAGAAGAAGCCTGGGTATGCTAAGGGTGGTATGGTGATGGCTAATTGCGGTGCTTCGATGAAGCCTGCTCAGAAGAGGAAATAAACATGGCTACAAGTTTTATGCGCGGTTTTACTAAAAGACCCGCACCTACTCTACAATCACAGAGACCTTCGGCTGCTGTTGCTGCTCCAGCTATTATGAATACTCCTCCCAATCCGTATAACCAATCGCAACTGGCTGAGCTTAGAAAAGCCGATCAGTCTCTTGGTAATGTAGCAAAGTCTGCCTATAGCCCTGCAGATCTTGCCAGAATTCAGCAGGAGCAGTCTAAGGCAATGCTGCAGCAGCCTCAACAGGCTTCTGGATTGAAAGCCTTTCCTCAACAACCTAAGAAAAGCATTGACACCCAAGCTTCCTTGGTGAAGACTCCTACTCAACAAGAGTATCTTGCTCGTCCTGATGTGATGAAAGAAAATGATAATTTCTTGAAACAACAAGAAGCTGCTGTACGGCGTTTCAATCAACAAGCCCCGACAATGTCTCCTCAAGCAACACAGCAAACTGAGGCTATGGGGCCTAAGATGCCGGGGATGAAAAAAGGCGGTGTTGTCAAGAAGAAGCCTGGATATGCTAAGGGTGGTGCTGTTGCTAAGAAGACGGCAGCTTCTAAGTATGCTAAGGGTGGTATGGCTATGCCGAAGGCAAGTAATTGCGGTGCTTCGATGAAGCCTCAACAAAGGAAGAAGTGATGCCTGCGTCGAAGATGAAGATGTGTGAAGGCTGTTCCAGCCCTGCTGCGTGCAAGAAGGCTGGTAAGTGCCTGATGAAGGACAAGGCCAATAAGCCACAGCGTGGAGCTAAGGGCATGGCTGTTCTCATTGCTGTTGGTATGCCTAAAAAGAAAGGTCGTTGATATGGCTACAAGACAAGGAAGACGTTTTGGCGAAGAAAAGCCTGTACAAAGAAACGTTGATAATTATGGAGACTATGTCAATCGTTCTCCAGGGCAAAGTAACGCAAATAGACTTGCTCCTTCTGTAAGAGAAGATTTCAATGCTTCTACTAGACGTGATGCAGAGCGTGTTAGTAGAGGTTTCAATAAAACAGCTACTACAGCTATGGGTAGAGAAGCCCAACAAGCCGCTGCCAATCGTGCTGCAGTGAGGCTTTTGGGAAGAGCCGGATATTTGGGGGCTGCTTTTCAAGGAGGTAAAGACCTTGGAGATGCTGCTGTTGATGCTTACATTGAAAAGCTCAGCGAAGGAAAAGTGAAACTTACTGAAGACGCTAAAACTCGTCTTAAGCAAGAAGAAGATTTTCAAGCAGTTCAACGTGCTCTTCGTGCTGTTGATCAAGAACGTGAAGACGAAAAGAAAATGCGTAAAGGCGGTGCTGTAGCCAAGAAGATGGCTAAAGGCGGTGCTGTCAAGAAAACCCCTATGAAAAGGAAATAATATGCCCTCCTGTGGAACAAAGAAGAAAATGGCTGCTGGTGGTGCTGTTGATAAAAACAAGCGTAGCTATGACGGTGGCATTTACACCGCTGAAATGGGGCCTCCTCCGTTTGACATTGATATGGGTTCTTCTCCTAAGCCGACGAAGAAGGAATTGGAAGCTCGTAAAATTACGCCTGCTCCTGCCCCTAAGAAGTTGAAGGAGATGCCGCGTGATCTTATGCCTGAAGACTTTGAAAAGATGAAGAAGGATAAGAAGAAGATGGCTAAGGGTGGGGATGTTGTACAAGACGATACAACCTCTGTTACTTTGATTGGGGGCGGTGGAGGTAATAAATATGGAGTTGGTGGTGGTGGGCGTCTTTCTCTGAATAAAGAAATTTCTAAGAATAGTGCTATTCAAGCATATATTGACGCTTCAGGTTATAAACCAAAAGAAGGAAAAATGATGGGTGGTGTTTCTGGTGGCGGTATTTCTTATAATAGAAGATTTGCCGCTGGAGGCTCTGTTACCACTCCTAAGCAGCAGGCTAAGGTGGGGAAGGTGATGAAGGAATTCAAAGCCGGTAGCCTACATAGCGGCCCTAGTGGCAAAGTTGTTAAGAGCCCTAAGCAAGCTGTTGCAATCGCACTTAGCGAAGCTAGAAAAATTAAAAAGTAAAATGCTGTCAAATGAGTATGCTGCTGGGTTTTTAGACGGAGAAGGCTGTATAAACGTAGCCACGAATAGAAACAACTCTTTTATTCGTGTATTGGTTGTCAATACTAATAGAGAAGTTCTTGAATATTTTCAAGAAAAATGGGGCGGGGATATTTCAACCAATAAAACACATAACAAAAAATGGAAAATAAGCTACACTTGGAGAGTACAGCATAAATCTTGCCTTGCTTTTTTACAGGATGTGTATCCTTTTTTAATTGTTAAAAAGCAACAAGTAGAAGCTGCTCTTTTGTTTTTTTCGCTAAGACCGGGACAAGGGCACAAATGGAAAGAGGAAAATCTTATGCTTGCAAAAGAAGCCATTAAAAAAATTAAATGCCTTAATAAAAAAGGCATTGATGATTTTGTGGCTGAGACACAGTAATGTCAATTACTAGCTACCCAGCACTGGTAACACTAAATGAGCCCGTCTCTGTTGGTGGTACTAGTGCTGACGCTTTTGGTCGTCTTAGGGTGTCTCCTCCGGTCACGATATTCGACAGCCAAAACAGATATGCAAAGAGTAGTGATTTTGATGAGTCTATATCTGGTAGTGCTACTAGCACTCATGCTCCTAATGAATCTTCTGTCCTACTCAATGTCACTAGTGCTAGTGGAGACAAAGTAGTCCGAGAAACAAAGAGAGTGTTTCCTTACCAACCAGGAAAGTCTCTGTTGGTGATGAACACCTTTGTGATGCCGACAGCGCATGCCAACTTGCGTTGTCGTGTAGGCTATTTTGGTACACAGAATGGTGTGTTCTTTGAAAGAGCAGGTACAGCCCTTCGGATGGTGAGACGTACATACACCAGTGGTGGTGTTGTTGACAACGTCGTAGCCCAAGCCGATTGGAACGGAGACAAGCTCGATGGAACAGGCTCGTCAGGGCTCACCATTGACACAACAAAGGCGCAGATTTTCTGGCAAGACTTTGAGTGGCTTGGTGTTGGTAGTGTCAGAACTGGCTTTGTAATCAACGGCAAGTTCATTGTCTGCCACACCTTCAATCATGCAAACGTTCTCGCACTTGTCTACATGACAACGGCTATTTTGCCTATTCGTTATGAGATTGAGAACACAGGCGCTACAGACGGCAGTAGGACAATGAGGCAGATTTGTTCCACCGTCATTAGCGAAGGTGGGTATGAAAAGAAGTCTGCTTTGCAAACAGCAAGGATGACAACAACAAAAAGCGTTGGGACAACATTGGTTCCGTTGGTGTCTTTGCAACTAGATAGTGCTAGACTCGATGCTGTTGTCATTCCTGATGGCTACAGTGTTCTTCCGTTAGCTTCATCGTCAACAGAGTTTGAGATACAGCTTATCAAGAACGCAACACTGACAAGTCCTACATGGACTCAGACAACGTCTGACAACGTTGAGTTTGATATTACAGCCTCGGCTGTCTCTGGTGGCACTGTTGTTGATAGCTTCTATGTAAGAGAAAGTAATTTGGCATCTGCTCAATCTTCGAATAATAGAGATTACAACTATGCAATGCAGCTTGGCCGTACCTTGGCAGGTGTTAGTGACATCTACACCGTTGCTGCTCGCACACTCAGCGGCACACAAAGTGCTATTGCTACGTTTTCGTTTTGGGATTTGACATGACGGGAAACAAAAATAGATCAGTTGCTAAGGTGTTGACTACGTCAACGTCGGACATCTATGTTGTTCCTGCAGCTTTTAAAGCTGAGGTTGATTCCATTGTCATCACCAACACCAGTGCTGGTGATGTCAGGATGGATTTGAACTGGTATGAAGCAACGACAGCAACGTCATATGCTCTTGGTAACGATGTCATCATCAAAGCCAATAGCGTTGTTCAACTAACAAATGCTCTCTACTTGGACAAAAACGACAAAATCACAGGAAGTGCCGCAGTTGGTAGCGTCATCACTGTGACGGTGAGGACTAAGGAATACTTCTCTGAAAGGTTGTAGCTATGTTTGCACCTCTTGTTGCTATCTGTGTCCTTGGTGGAGAATGTGATTTGTTCACTAGGTCAGACAACAAGACGTACAACACACATGAAGAGTGCTATGTAGCCACTGTTGAGGATGTGAAGCAGCTATCGGAACTGCTTGAAAAGCGTGGAATAAAGGCTACAATTGGTTTCAAATGCGAAGTACCAAAGGATAGAGTGTAATGAAGAAAGAACTTTCTGAGCAGCAGAAGAAATTCCTTGAGGTTTTGTTCACCGAAGCAGGTGGAGACCCTGTCAAGGCTAAGGTGTTGGCTGGTTATCATCCCAGCTACAACACCAAAACGCTCATGGCAAGCATCAAAGAAGAGGTGTTGGAGGCTACCAAGCTCTACATTGCAATGAATGCTCCTAAGGCCGCTATGGCCGTTATTGGAGGCATTGACGATCCTACGCAGCTAGGCATCAAAGAGAAGCTGAATGCTGCTAAAGACCTTCTAGACCGTGCGGGCCTCATCAAAACTGAGAAGATTGAGGTGAGTGGTGGTGGTGGTGTGATGTTGTTGCCTGCTAAAGACAGTGAATGAGAGAAGTTTAGGTAGCTGGATTCTTCCTCAGCCAGTAGAAAAGGAACGATATGTTCCAATTCCTCAATGGAGACATACGTTTATTGTCCCATTTGGCTACGAGACTAAGGAAGGAGATAGCGATTGGCTCTATCCAATCAAAAAAGAGCTAGATGCTCTTGAGCAGGCTAAGAAATACGTCAAGAAGTACACCTATACAGACGTAGCAGCGTGGTTGACAACACAAACAGGGCGTAGTATTACAGGGCCTGGGTTGAAACAACGTATAAAAAGCGAAATAGGAAGGCATAAGCGTGCTGGATTCTATAGATCCCTTGCTAAACGGTACAAAGAAGCTCTCCAGAAAGCCCAAGAGTACGAAGAAAGGCTTGGAAAAGCCGAAAAAACAGAGTTCTTTGATTCAGACCCTTTCATCCAACTCAGCAGAGATTGGGAACAAGAAGATAGAGATTCCAAAAGGGCTGGAAGAGGAAAACAATGTCGTATTCAAGCCAAATCCGGGGCCTCAGACAGCGTTTCTTGCAGCGCCTGAGAGAGAAGTGCTCTATGGTGGAGCAGCCGGTGGTGGTAAGAGCTATGCCTTGTTGGTGGACCCTCTTCGGTACATCACACATCCTCAGTTTTCAGGGCTAATTCTGCGTCATACGACAGAAGAACTTAGAGAACTAATTTGGAAGAGCCAAGAACTCTATCCAAAGGTGATTCCAGGCATTGTTTGGAGCGAGAGAAAGATGCAATGGCAGCATCCTAACGGAGGTAGGCTGTGGATGTCCTACCTTGACAGGGATGATGATGTATTGCGTTATCAGGGCCTTAGCTTTGTCTATGTAGCCTTTGATGAGTTGAACCAATGGAATAGTCCTTTTGCATGGAACTACATGCGAAGCCGTCTCCGTACAGCAGCGCCTGATTTGCCTGTGTATATGAGAGCAACCACCAACCCAGGTAATGCTGGACACTGGTGGGTGAAGAAGATGTTCATTGATCCTGCTCCTCCTGGACAGGCTTTTTGGGCAACAGACATTGAAACTGGAGAGACTCTAACCTATCCTAAGGGACATGAGAAGGAAGGACAGCCGCTATTTAAGCGTCGGTTCATTCCGGCAACTCTAAGAGACAATCCGTATCTTTATACAAACGGCGACTACGAAGCTATGCTTTTGTCGTTGCCAGAAACACAAAGAAGGCAGCTTCTATATGGTGACTGGGACATCGCTGAAGGTGCGGCTTTTCCTGAATTTAATCGGAGGCTGCATGTTGTTGAGCCTTATCGCATTCCTAGTGATTGGCCTCGATTCAGGGCATGCGACTACGGCTACGGGAGTTGGTCAGCAGTGCTCTGGTTTGCGGTAGCTCCTGATGAGTCTTTGGTGGTATACCGTGAGATGTATGTAACAAAGGTGTTGGCTGAAGACTTGGCTGTAAAGGTATTGAATGCTGAGGAGGGAGAGAAGATTAGGTATGGTGTTCTAGATAGTTCTACTTGGCACCGGAGGGGCGACACAGGGCCTTCAACCGCAGAACGAATGATTTTGAAAGGATGTAAGTGGCGTCCTTCTGACAGAAGTGCTGGTAGCAGAATTTCAGGCAAGAATGAAATTCACAGGCGTCTTCAGATTGATGAGTTCACAGATAAGCCTCGTATCACCTTCTTCAACACCTGCACCAATCTCATCTCTCAGCTTCCATTGATTCCGTTGGATAAGAACAACCCAGAAGACATTGATGTAAAGTATTCTAACGATCACTTGTATGACGCCCTTCGGTATGGCGTTATGTCTCGTCCTCGTAGCAAGTCTTTGTTTGATTTTGACGATGACACTAGACAGAAATTTGTTCCCGCCGATAGCCGGTTCGGCTACTAATGTAGGAAAACTATGGCAAAAGAAATGGACACCCCCTTCACAGACGACAAAGCCATTGCTTTGCCGGATACAGATGCCTTCAAGCCTGCAGCTATTGCTCGGTTTGTTGAAGAGCGCTTTAGCCGTTCAAAGACGGCTCGTCGTTTTGATGAAGAGCGTTGGCTTCGTGCATACAGGAACTACAGAGGAATCTATGGGCCTGACATGAAGTTTACTGATTCAGAAAAGAGTCGAGTATTCCTTAAGATTACGAAGGTGAAGACGCTGGCTGCGTATGGACAAATCACTGATGTTCTATTTGCCAACAACAGCTTCCCTTTGTCTGTAGAGCCAACACAGCTTCCTGAGGGCATTGCAGAGCATGTACATGTGGATACAAATCCACAGGCTGCTAACGCTCCTCAAGCACCGGCAACTCCCAATTTGGGAGCAATGTTTGGATACAAAGGCGATGGTAAGGAACTTCCTCCGGGGGCTACTCCTCAGTCGCTTATGGAGCGTCTAGGGCCTCTTAAAGATGCCTTTGAAGGCCTTGATGTCAAAGAAGGTCCAGGCGCTACTCCCACCTCCATCACCTTCAGCCCTGCAATGATAGCTGCAAAAAAGATGGAGAAGAAGATTAAGGATCAACTTGATGAGAGCAGTGCAACAAAGCATCTTCGCTCTACAGCGTTTGAGATGGTGTTGTTTGGTACAGGCATCATGAAGGGGCCTTTTGCTGTTGATAAGGAATATCCCAAGTGGAATCCTGCTGATGGCAAGTATGAACCAATCATCAAGACAGTGCCTCAAGCGGCGCATGTTAGCGTGTTTAATGCCTACCCAGATCCTGATGCTGCATTCATGGAAGAGGCTAGCTATTTCATTGAGCGACACAAACTTAGCAAGACACAACTGTTGGCTCTTAAGAAGCGTCCAATGTTCCGCAACAGCGTCATTGATGAACTGGTTGAAGAAGGGCCTAACTACATCAAGGAATATTGGGAAGACGATCTCAACGATTTCACTCCTAATGCTGAAGTGGAGCGTTGGGAAGTGCTGGAATTCTGGGGTGGTATCAGCATTGAGATGCTGAAGGAAAACGACATTGCCATCCCTAAAGAACTTGAGGACAGCGTAGAGCTGCAAGCAAACATTTGGTATAGCCAAGGCAAGGTGCTGCGTCTTGTCCTCAACCCATTCAAGCCTTCGCGCATTCCTTACTATGCTGTTCCGATGGAACTGAATCCTTATTCGTTCTTTGGTATTGGCATTGCAGAGAACATGGACGATAGCCAGACGTTGATGAACGGCTTCATGCGTATGGCTGTGGATAACGCTGTTCTGTCTGGAAACCTCATCCTTGAAGTGGATGAGACCAATCTTGTTCCTGGTCAGGATATGACCATCTATCCTGGCAAGATTTTCCGCAGACAAGGTGGTGCTCCTGGTCAAGCCATCTTCGGGACTAAGTTCCCCAACGTGGCTGCAGAGAACATGCAGCTATTTGACAAGGCTCGTGTGTTGGCTGATGAAGCAACAGGTATGCCGTCGTTTGCTCATGGACAGACGGGTGTCACTGGTGTTGGTAGGACAGCCTCTGGTATCTCAATGCTGATGAACGCAGCTAGCGGAAACATCAAGACGGTGATTAAGAACGTCGATGACTACCTGCTGCGTCCTATTGGTGAAGCCTTCTTTGCTTTCAATATGCAGTTTGATCCAACACCTGACATTGTTGGTGACTTGGAGGTGAAGGCTAGAGGCACTGAAAGCCTGATGCAGAACGAAGTGAGAAGCCAGCGTCTGCTTCAGTTTTTGCAAATTATGCAGAACCCTGTGCTTGCTCCGTTTGCTAAGCTTCCCTACATTGTCCGTGAAATTGCTAAGAGCATGGATCTTGATCCTGACCTTGTTTCAAACAACATGGACGAAGCAGCTAAGCAGGCTCTTGTGTTGCAGAAGATGTCGCCACCTCCTGCGGCACCGGCTGCGCCTGCTGAAGGGGCTCCTCAACCCGGTGGAGCACCTCCAGCTTCTGACATGACAGGTGGTGGCGGTGGGAACATTGGTGTTGGTGCAGCACCTCGTCCGGGCGAGCAAGGCTTCAGTGCTGCTCCGCAGGTTCCGCAAGGGATGGCAATGCAATGAAGGAAAAGCCTTGGCTTAAACGGCTTGTTCCCATGACTAACCAAATGCTCTGGGAAGCCTTTGATGACATGCTCAACTATTCTATTGAGCTTCAACGAAAGCAGATGGAACAGACTGACAACGCTGTGGAAATCTACAGAGCACAAGGATCGATACAGTCGCTGAAGCGGCTGAAGCTTTTGAAGGAAGAAATACAAAATGCTCAAGCGCAGAAATAACTTCCAAGAAGGAGGTGTTGTTCAACGCGCTTATGAAGAATATCAGCGGCGGGTTGGACAACCTTTTCAACAAATAGTCAGAGGCGGTGTTAGAGGATATTTTGGACTTCCTTTGATGTCCGATGCTGATGAAACAGGAAGAGAATCCTATCGACAAGCAGAAGCTGTTGGATCAATACCTGGAGTAGGTGTACCAGCAAAGATTTTTAGAGGAGCCGCTGAGGTCGCACAGACTGCTCCTGCATTAGCTGCAGGTGCTCTTGGGTTAGTAAAAAGAACAAAAAAAGAAACACCGATTTCATTCAAAGCAGATGAAAGCCTTTTAGCTACGGCACAGAAAGACGTAGAAAAAGCAGGAGAAAAATACCTCTTTATTGATGATATGCAGCGAGACGCTCAAGGTGTGATCCCTAAAAAACTAAAAAATCTAGACAGAGGATTAACCAAAGGCGACTATACAGAACAACAAATAAAAGAAGCGTTTTCTGACACAAGGAAAGCTCTTAAAGACAAATATGGAGACAAACTAGTTTTGTATAGAGCTGATGCTCCGAAAGAGGAACGTCTTGCGGATGCTAAAACTGTTTATATGGGCGATGAGTTTCTTGCTAAGCGTTTTGAGCAACAAGGAAGAAAGGCACAACCTTATACAGTTAATGTTGACGATGTTTTAGGCGTATACACAACTCGTAGTGGGTATTACGAAGTCATTGTCAAAAAAGAAGCATTGGAAAAAGCAACCAAAGCAAAGGAACCAAAAATGGCAAAAGGTGGAATGATGGCAAGAAACATCCCCGGCTTCCAAGAAGGAGGCACTAACGTTGATCCCGTCAGTGGCAATGAAGTGCCTACGGGCTCGTTGCCTGAAGAGGTTAGAGACGACGTTGATGCAAAGCTGTCTCCAGGTGAATTTGTCATTCCGGCAGATGTTGTTCGTTTCATTGGGCTTGAGCGTTTGATGAAGATGCGGGACGAAGCTAAGAAGGGTCTTCAGCGCATGTCTGACATTGGTCAGATGGGTAATGCTGAAGACGTTGGTGAAGAGTCTAATAGCACCTATGAAGATTCAGAGTTTGAAAGCGAGATTGACGACATCCTTTCTGAAATTGCTGCAGAGGAAAAAAGTAATGGAGATGTAGACGAACAGACAGATAAGATGATGGCTTCTGGTGGCTTCATTAAGAGCGGTACAGATCTTTCACAGGCTCCGAAGAATCCAACATTTGATGTGCGCTATTACAAGAATGATCAAGGTGCTGTGATGTTCATCACACACATCAATGGAAAGCCTATGACTCCTATTCCTCAAGGATTTAAGGAAGTATCACAAGAAGAAGCACAAAAAGTTAGTCTTTCTGCTGAAGAGGCTAAGAAAACAGCAGCTACCACAGGACCTAGTGCGGCTGATTACACAAGTGGTGCTGTTGATGGTAGAGGTACAGGAACCGAAGGTGCTGGTGGTGGACGAGGACCAGGACAAGGTGTTAGTTCTCTAGCTCAGTCTATTGGATTGGGGCTTTTGGCATATGGGCAAAATCCGGCTCTTCCTGGAGCAATCGTAGCTAATATTATAGGAAAATCTTTGACAGATTCTCAGATTGAAGCACTAGGGAAAGCTCAAGCTGAAATGGAGAATATGCAAAATGTTCCTGGCATTGAAGTTACAAGCGATAAGCAAGGTAATGTTTATGGACGCTCTAGCGATGCGACTATTGCCCAAGCAGATAGGGATACTTTTGGAACTTCTCAGACACAAGCACAGGAAAACGTATCAACCAACATGGCTGATATGCTAGAGAGCGGTGCTGCTGGCGGCGGTATAGATGTTCAAGGAGGATCAACTGTAGGTATTGATGCCATTGGTCCTGGTGGTCCTTCTAATAATGGAGGAATGGATACTAGTGATTATGGTGGAGGACTCGCTGAAGGTGGATTAGTCAATCGCCGCCAATACCCAGCAAAGAAGAAGCGTGGTAAAGGACTTGCTGCCAAATAATACCCTATAATTTACAAGCTAGCTCTGGAGCGGCCTAACTAGCTAAGAAACAACAAGCCGCGTTATTGGCTACCTATTTCCCAGGCAAAAAGCCTGCCACTGATAGCCCCAACCTTAGAGGAAAGTAAATGACTGAAGCTATTGCAACACCTGTTCAGGTGAAGACTGTCCCTTTTTCCATGCGTCGAAACAGTAATGAAGATCGCATCCGTCAAGATGAAGAAGACTTGGAGAAGATGAAACGGCAGTTTGAAGAGCAGACTAGTGCTCCTGAAACCAAGAAGGAACAGGAAGAAGAAGAACCTACCAATGCTGAAGAAAAGACGTTTAAGAAGCGCTATGGCGATCTTCGACGGCATACACAAAAGATTGAAACAGAGTTCAAAAGCCAGATTGATGCTTTGAAGCAACAGCTTGAGGCTGCTACTAAGAAAGAAATCAAGCTGCCAAAGAGTGAAGCAGAACTCAATGCTTGGGCAGAGCAGTATCCAGATGTCTACAAGATTGTCGAAACCATTGCCATCAAGAAGGCCAAGGAACAAGCTAAATCTCTAGAAGATCGAATGAAGAAGGTTGATGAGATGGAGCATGCAGCTAAGCGCAGCAAAGCTGAGGCTGAGTTGATGGCTCTTCATCCAGACTTCGATCAAATCCGAGACGACGATCATTTCCATGATTGGGTTGAACAGCAGCCTGATTGGGTGCAGAAGGCTCTGTATGAGAACGACAACGACGCCCGAGCGGCTGCGCGGGCAATTGATCTGTACAAGGCTGATAAGGGTATTGCCAAGGCTAAAAAGGCAGATCCTAAGGCAGCGGCAATGGCGGTGGATACCCGTCGTGGACGAACAACCCCGTCTGTTGAAGACACCGATGGTGTTTTCTATGAGAGCCAAATCAACAAGATGTCTGACCGAGAGTTTGAAGCTAAAATGGAAGACATCGAAAAAGCTCGACGGGCTGGAAAGATTGTCTTTGATTTGTCTGGCGCGGCTCGGTAATATTTGATATTTGTGAATAGCGAATATCCTTGACAAAATGACGCTAGTATGATTTAACAGCGTCTGCGTTTGATGGCGAAAAGGGTGTCTACCCCTGTCCGCACAATTAAGTGGACTAGCCTCTTCTGTATCACAACACAATAGAAACAAGAACTACCCAATCGATATAGCCGATACTGTATAGCGGGTCATGAGCGCTATCCAGTATCCACCTAGATAGAAAGGCCCTTGATAAGTTGGTTGTGCTTTCAAGCCATAAAGGAGAAACAAAATGGCGTTTGCAAGTGCTTCGGGCTACGGTAACCTGCCCAATGGGAACTGGAGTCCCATCATCTATTCCAAGAAGGTCCAACTGGCCTTCAGAAAGTCGTCTGTTGCTCAAGCTATCACGAATAGCGACTATTTTGGCGAAATCGCCTCAATGGGTGACAGTGTCAAGATTGTTCTTGAGCCGGAAGTGTCGGTGCGTCAATACGCCCGTGGCACGCAAATCACGGCACAAGACCTTGAGGACAGCGATTTCACGCTGGTCGTTGACAAGGCTAACTACTTTGCGTTCAAGCTGGACGACATTGAAGCCGCTCAGTCGCACATCAACTGGCTCTCGCTGGCCTCTGATCGTGCTGCTTATCGTCTTCGTGACCAGTTCGACCAAGACGTTCTTGGCTACCTCGCTGGTTTTGAGCAGTCTGCTCTGCACACCAATGCTGACACTGGTCGTACTACCTATCCTGGTACGAAGGCCAATTCGTCGGCTGGTTCGGACGAACTGCTGTCGTCGATGAAGTTGACGAAGGAAGACTTCGGTCACATCTCGTCGCCCGGTACGAACAACTCGATTCCGGTTGCTCCTCGTTTCCCTGGTGCCACTGGCCTTGGGACGACGACGGTGTCGCCGCTGATGATTGTTGCTCGTATGTCGCGCCTGCTTGACCAGCAGAACGTTGACACTACTGGCCGTTGGATGGTGGTTGATCCGGTGTTCGTCGAAATGCTGAAGGACGAGGACTCGCGTCTTCTGAACGCTGATTTTGGCGGCTCTGGTCTGCAGAATGGTCTGATTGTCAACAACCTGCACGGCTTCAAGGTGTATGTGTCTAACAACCTTCCGAAGGTTGGTGGCGGTCCTGGCACTGTTGGCACAACCAACCAGAACACCGACTACGGTATTCTTGTGGCTGGTCATGACAGCGCTGTGGCTTCGGCTGAGCAGATCAACAAGGTGGAAACCTACCGTGATCCAGACAGCTTCGCTGACATCGTTCGTGGTATGCACCTCTATGGAAGAAAAGTACTGAAGCCTGAGGCTATCACAACTGCGAAATACAACGTCGCTTGAAGCTAAAGGAGGCACTTCGGTGCCTCTTTTCTGAAGTATATTTATGGCAAAAAGTGAACTAAAATTGCCTGAAGGACACAAGTACGTTGAAGGACGTGTCTGTACAACTTGTGGTGTATTTAAGACAGCAGATAACTACAAGCTAGAGAAAGATGTAAGAGCATTTGGTGGAATTACAATGCGGTCTAAATGCCGCTCTTGTGAAGAACATCGAAAGTGGAAGAAGTTCATCGTAAAGGTTTACAAGATCAACGAAGAACAATACTACGAAATGCTTGCAGCACAAAACTATGCTTGCAAAATCTGTGGTTCTAAGTACAACAACAATGAACGCTGTACAAGCAACAAACTCTTTATTGATCATTGTCACACGACAGGAAAAGTAAGAGGTCTTCTTTGTTCTAAATGTAATCACGGGCTTGGACAGTTTAACGATGATCCAGAAAATCTTCAGAAAGCTATTGACTACTTAAACAATTTCTTGAAAGGAACCTAAATGGCTACTATTGATCTCTCCAACGGTCTTGGTGGTGCTCCGCGTCCTGTGCGGTCGCTCACCAATACGCCGTATTTCGTTGAAAAGACGATTGACTTTGCTGTTGCTGCCACGGCTAAGGGCTCTGCTCTGGCTGCTGCTGACATCATCGAAGTTATTGATGTCCCGGCTAACACGATGGTGATTAACGCTGGTTTGCAAGTGATTACCGTTTCTACGGGTGAGTCTGCGGACACAACCGTTGACCTCGGCATCACCGGCACTGAGCCTGACAACTTTGTTGACGGATTTGACCTTGACGCTGCCGCTGCTGGTGCTTATGCTCAGAACGCTGCTGCGTTCCAGCCGTTGATTGTGGGCACTGCTGACACCATTGACCTGCTCATCGCTACTGCCACTACCGCTCCGACAGGCGGTAAGGTTCGTGTGTGGGCTGTGATGTGCGACATTGGCGCTAAGCCTGCTCCTGGCATCGTTGACACTGACGTCATCTAAGCCAGCTTAGGGAGAGGAGGAGACAACGTTGTTGTCTTTCCTCTCCTTTTTCATGAGGAACTATCATGCCTATTACACAAGCAATGTGCAACTCTTTCAAGACAGAGCTTCTCGGAGGCACACATGACCTTGACACTGATGTCATCAAGATTGCTCTGTATACCAGCAGCGCCACTCTCAGTGCTTCTACAACGGCTTATTCGACCACCAATGAGGTGACGGGTAGTACAGGATATACAGCAGGCGGGAATACTCTAACTAGCCCTGTTATTTCTCTAAGTGGCTCAACAGCCATTGTTGACTTTGCTGACACTACTTGGTCTGCATCAACAATCACTGCTAGAGGTGCTCTTATCTATAACAGCAGCAAGAGCAATAAAGCCATTGCTGTCCTTGATTTCAGCACAGACAAGAGCAGCACCAATGGCGATTTCACTATCGTGATGCCAACGGCTGATGCGTCTAACGCATTGATTCGTATTGCCTAAGGAACAGAGATGAAGATTGATTTTGAATATGACACACCGCATGGCGTTTTCAGAGACGCTCTTCATCTTCCTGACAATCATGGTTTCAGTGCTAGTGAAATTGAAGCCATGAAGGAACAGCGGCGGGACAACTGGATTGCTGTTGTCAATGCCCCGCCCGTAGAGGAGACCGCGCCGGAATACATCGAAATTGACGGCGTGCGTTATGTGAGGGCGTGACATGGCCGACAGGTACTGGGTCGGCGGGGCGGGTAGTTGGAACAGCATCACCAAGTGGTCTACGACATCTGGAGGCGCTTCGGGAGCCTCTGTTCCTACGTCCGCAGATAACGCCATCTTTGATGCCGCATCAGGCGCTGCGCCGTTTACAGCCACCGTGACCGATGGTGCCACTTGCGCCAATCTGACGCTGACGCCCAACGCCACTGTGGGCGTGACGATCCTCGATGTTGCAGGATCGTTTGTTATTGCCGGGACGCTCTCTACAAGCGGCACAGCAGGCAATAGACGCCATTGGATTCGTTCTGCAACCTACGGGATCATGCGGGACGTTCAGATTGCGACCATTGGCACGGTCACCGATGTGGACTTCAGAGACGTTCGCATTACAGGCGCAGGCGGCACACTCAGCGGCACCCGCATAGGAAACCTCAGGGGCTGCACAAACATCACGTTCAGCACACCCAAGACGGTGTATTGGAACCTTGCGGGCGCACAGAACTGGAGTGCCAACGGCTGGGCACCAACCTCTGGTGGGACGCCAAACACAGACAACTTCCCTTTGGCTCAAGATACTGCTGTGTTCGACAACACCGGCAGCGTCACAGGCACCATTACCATGAATACCGCCATCCCTTACACAGGGACGGTAGACATGTCTGGCCGCACAAGTGCCATGACGCTGAGTGTTGGGGCGTTCACGATCTACGGAGATTGGAAGAACGGCTCTGGTACGACGCTTCCAGGGACCGGAACGCTGACGTACTCTGGGAGAAACACACAGACCATTACCAGCGCGGGGAAGACTTTTGGTGGTGCGATGACTGTTGATACTTACGGCGGCTCCATCGAGCTTGCTGATGCACTCAACATTGGAAGCAACACACTCGCTATTTCCAACGGCACCTTTGATACTAAGAGCTTTAACGTTACGGCGGGGATAC